GCCCCGGCGCTGATCCTAGACCGCCGTGGTTTTTATAGTGGAATATGCCGAAGGTTTTGAGGACGCTTCTGATTTGGTGCGTTATGTCCTTTTCTTTCAGCACAACCAGAACCTCTCTGCCAGCCGACAGGCGCCGTAAATGGCCAGAAACGCCCAAACACACAGAACCAGGGTCAGGCCGATAATCGTTGCCAGTCGTGATAATGCACTCCATCGTTTCATGCTGCCCTCCGTTACCCTTTGAAGTTCTATATTTTAATATTTGACCCTTCAAATAATTGCTCCGGTGGTGTGTATCCACGTATCTCATATAAAAACGTCACCCACTCTCGTTCAGTCATGTTTTTTCTTTCCGGGAGCTTACTTTTGGCAATGTCATTCAGCGGAACTACGGCGAAATCCGAAAAATCGCCTTTATATCTTGCGGCGAAAACTGGAATACTGGCTCTTGTGCCAAGATTAATCATTGCTTGATACGTTGGGTGTGAGGCATACTGCGTTGATGCCCGTTCGTGTTTATATTCGACTATTGCTACTGGCTGTCCCTTGTCGTATTCAAGAAAGAGGAAATCTAAATCAACCGCAGGGCAATCCCATCCCCACTTTCGGTGACGTTTGCTTAACTCCAAGTCTCTCCACCCTGTTCTTTCTTGTCTTACTTCCACGATGCCTCCACCCGTTGTTTCGCCTTTTCAACACAGGCCGCGTCTATGTCACAGCCGACAAACTTTCTTCCTAGTGCCAACGAAACAACAGCAGTTGTGCCGCCACCCAGAAAAGGATCGCAGATTAAATCACCCGGCTTTGTCAGACGTTCTATTAAATCAGACATTCCGCTTTCGCTCTGGCCCCAGTCATGAAAGCGTTTATCGTTATCGTTTGTTTGCGACTTACAGACATCTCCAATCCAATCAACAGCCTCGCCAAACAGTAGAACCGGCTTCCAGAAACAATTCACCTTTACCGGGAATTGTTGGACAGCCTGTCCGCCCGGCGTCAAATACGCCAACGCCCAGCGATATTTTAGGTGCTTACACAGCATTTGCATTACTTCTGGCAGGTATGTTTGGCCAGACATGACAGCGACAAGAGGCACTGCGGCGGCGGCGCATGATTCAGCAAGGACATTAAATAAATGAAGGTATTCTTTCGGATATGGAGGATCGGTTATAACGGCATCCGGCTTTATCCCACTGGCGAACAATTCACCGCAGGAACAAACACGAATATCACACACTGATTCGATTGACTGTCGCGCTTCGTCTGAAATGCTCTTTTGTGCGGCAACTAAGGCTTTTTCAGTTTTGCGCTTTTTGATTTTTTTCTTTACATCTTTGAGTTTCTTTTCGCCCCGTATAACCGCATTTGCTTCTTCCGGGTGTTCATCCATGAAAGCCGCAATCTTGCCGTCGCGCTTGATTGTGGCCGGTGAAACGCCGTGTTCTTTGGCTAGGCGGTCGGCGGTCTTTTGCGGATTAAGGGGGTCATTTTGATCCCCTTTCTCTGGCCTGTGCGGTGCCTTCTTTGCCCTGTTATACCGTCTGCCTCTTAACAGACTCATCTGATCCGGCGTGAGGTTCCGGCGGCCTAACTGGTTTTTGTCAATCCAATCAGCGGCGGCATCCCTGTCCGGCAGATCAATGCTTATTGTCCGATATGGGATGTCGAGACGTTCACAAATCTCATAACGGTTGTGCCCGTCTAATAAAATCCCCTGCCACGTAATTAAGGCATCGCGGCAGCCTTCCGCCACGATGTTTTCTTCCAATTGTGCCTTTTCTTCCGCAGACAATGGCGGGATTAAAGCCTGAAATTCTTTGTCGAGGATAATCATTTTTCTCCCACTTTTAAATAAAATCCTTAAAGGCCACTTTTTTACCTGTGGCCTCTTCGATTTTTTTAATAGTTTCTAATTGAGGCGAAAATCTTTTGTGAATTATGTTATAGACTGTTTGCCTTGACATTCCAAGCATTTCTGCCATTTTAGCTACGGGAATGCCGTATATTCTCAGGTAAGATTTAAGTTTCATGGCTACATAATAACACAGGAAAAAAACAAAGTCAAATAATTTTTATTGTAAAAAAGACTTGACATTAAAAAAAAAAGTAGTAAAATAGGCGTCAAGAAAACATAGCAACACCCCGAAGCTCCCGGCTTCAGGTTTGAGCGCCCAAGCGGGCATGACAGGCAAAGCGCCTACTCGTTAAACCGCACGAAGCCACAAGGGACGTCAGGTCAACGACGACAGACTTGAACAGTAGGGAGACCACGACCCCGGTCGCAAGGGCAAACACAGAACACGCCGGACGGGTATTTGGAGGGATTATGGCAGCATTGATTTTGCTCGGACGCATAAACAGGACACATATCCGGCTGACACACCATCAGGGCTTGCACCGGCGAGGCCACAGAGTTTCGGGCTCAGAAGGATAGCCGGGATTGGTGGCTGCACAAAATAAAAACCGAAAGGAGGAAAGCTTTGAAGCAAGCAATTGACAGTGATTTTTTACAAATCGTCGCGGGAGACATCGAGAAGCTGCTTCTGGAATCTCAACAAAACAGACGACCATTTGTGAGGTTGTTTAATGCACATCAAAGTTAAGGATCATTTAGTTGAACTTCTTGAGGCTGAGGATCACCACCCGGATAATAGAGGCGGACTGATCATCGCGCTTGGTATTCTACTTTTGGCGTTCGGCGTTTCCGCTGCGGTGTTTGCGGTAATTTTGTAACTTCCTTGACGGTCGAAAGACCTGGGGAACGGGAGCCGGTTGAACTCTAAGGCGTACTCGGCATTTCAACCTATGTGCCGAAACAGGAGACAGTATCCGGCGTCATGGCAGAAAGGGAAAAGATGAAACACAAAATAGCGGTCATCCTTGCGCGTGTTCTTTGGTGGTGGATGACAGGGAAATGGGTTGGAGTGTCGGGATTTCAGGTGCAAGAGGCCGACCCTTTGCTTCGGCCGGAGGAACAGATGATTGCCCGGTTCAGCCGGGAAATCATGGCATATGGGGTTCCCAGCCGCGAAGAAATTTTAAACGGCGTGGCGCGTCGGGCGTTCGCTCACCCGCGCCATATATGCAGAAACCCGCGGAAACGTAATCATAATCAGACGGTAATTGAGGAATAACCCCGCAGCCGCCGGCGATGGACGGCAAGGGAAGCGTGCGACCCTTAGAAGATGATCAAAGGCGGAGCGGGTATTAGAAAAAGGAGATTGTATGGAACAAGCAAAATGGTTGGAGGAACGAAGAAAGGGCATCGGCGGCTCAGATATCGCCGCTATTATGGGATTATCGCCCTTCAAAACCGCTTATCAGGTTTACCGAGAGAAGCGCAAAGAGGTTGAGGATTGGCAGGGAAATGAGTTGACGGACTGGGGCAAACGCATGGAACCAGCAATCCGCCAATGGTATTCCGATAAGACAGGGCGCGACGTTCGCCTGCCGGACAAGATCATGTATCACCCGCAACATCCCTTTATGCTGGCCTCATTGGACGGCTTCACGGATGACGGGCGCGTGGTTGAGATCAAGACGGCACGAAGCGGGAAGAACTGGGGGGAGCCGGAAACAAATCAGATCCCTGATTATTACGCCGTTCAGGTGCATCATTACATGACCATAACCGGCTTTCAGGTCGCGGATATTCCGGTTTCAATCGCTGGGTCGTCACCGTCCCTTTACATTGTCGAGGCGGACAAAGAAATCAGCGAAATGATCATTGAGGCCTGCGCGAAGTTTTGGGAGCGCGTCCAAAGCGGCAACCCGCCCGATCCGGTTACTTATGCCGATGCCGTGGCGCGGTTTGGGAAAAGTTCTTCGTCCGGGGCTGTAATTGCGTCGGGAAATACGATGATCGACCTTGAGGAACTGCGCAGCGTCCGCCAGCAAATGAAAGACCTGGCGGAACGTGAGGAGTTTCTAAAAGGGAATATTATAACCTTCATCGGAGAATCCGGCGACTCTATTGTCAACGAATCCGGTGAAACCCTTCTCACCTATAAGCTGGCCAACGGGCGAAAAACATTTGACAGTAAGGCTTTTGAGAAAGACCACCCGAACCTGTATTTGAAATACATTAAAACCAGCGAACCGCAACGACGGTTTCTTTTAAAATAGAAAGGAGAAGCATATCATGGAAGCACCCGCAATTTATGACGCGCCCATTGCCACAAGGCCGCAGCAATCCCAAGCCCTCGTTGAAGTAGAACAGCAGAGGGCAATCAGCGAAGTCCAGGGGGCCATTATTCTTGCAAAGAAATTTCCCCGGAATCAGATCGAATGCCTTGACCGGATTATGACGGCATGCCAGCGCCCGACACTCGCAGAACAGGCCCTTTATTCCTATGCACGCGGCGGGACGGAAATCACGGGCCCGTCAATCAGGCTGGCCGAGGCCATCGCGCAAAACTGGTCGAACCTGCAGTTCGGCATCAAGGAACTTGAACAGCGCAACGGGGAAAGCACGGTTCAGGCTTATGCTTGGGACATGGAAACGAACGTCAAACAGGAAAAGACATTCCAAGTCAAGCATGAACGCTATACGAAGAAGGGCAAATACGCCCTCGAAGACCCCCGCGACATTTACGAAATGACGGCCAACCAGGGAGCGCGACGCCTCCGAGCCTGCATCCTGGGAATCATCCCCGGCGACGTGATTGATGCCGCCGTCAGCCAGTGCGAACAGACATTGAAGGCGAAGGCCGACACTTCCCCGGAAGCCTTGAAAAAATTGGTTGAGGCGTTTGCAAATTACAAGGTGACGAAAGAGCAGATTGAAAAGCGCATCCAGCGCCGCCTTGACACGATCACCCCGGCCCAGCTTGTCGCCCTCCGCAAAATATACAACAGCCTAAAGGACGGCATGAGCGGCCCTATGGATTGGTTTGACGCGGTATTGACAGAAGAACAGACTCCGCCCGACGCAAGCGCCGCCCTGAAAAGCAAGCTCAAAGGAAAGCAAGCGGCACAGCCCGCCGACGTTCCCGATCCGGCTGAAATGGCCCCCTGTCCGTGCCCCGATAAACCGGAAACAACCTACACAGCCGCCTATTGCTCCACCTGTGCCAAGCGGGGTGGCTGCCCGGCGTGGAACTAAAATGACTTACTACCAGCAGAACCGGGCCAGGCTGCTTGAGCTGGCCCGGATTTACCGGGAGAAAAACCGGGCGGAGATTAACCGAAAGCAGCGCGAGAGATACGCATCAAATGAAGCGTACCGCCAATATCAATTAACCTATCAGGCGGATTATAACCGGCTTTATGGACACAATAGGAGCGCGTAAATGTTAATAAACGACCACTTTCAGAACTTTAAGGTTTACGGGATACCAAAGGCGCAGCTTGTCATTGCCGACATTCCATACAACATCGGGAAGAACGCCTATGGCTCAAATCCCGCGTGGTATATTGACGGCGACAACAAGAACGGCCAGAGCAATCTTGCCGGGACGAATTTTTTTGATACTGATAAGGATTTTAAGCCGGCAGAGTTCATGCACTTTTGCAGCAAGATGCTCAGGAACGAGCCGAAGGAAAAGGGCGCGGCCCCCTGCATGATTGTCTTTTGCGAATTTGAGCAGCAATTTTATTTGATCGAGTTAGCCCGTAAATACGGGATCAACAATTATATCAATCTTGTTTTCAGGAAGAACTTTTCGGCTCAGGTTCTAAAAGCCAATATGCGGATTGTCGGAAATGCTGAATATGCGCTTTTGCTTTACCGCGACAAGCTGCCAAAATTCAACAACGGCGGCAAGATGATTTTTAACGTCATGGACTGGGTGAAGGATACCGCCAATGAAAAAATACACCCAACACAAAAGCCAGTAGGACTTTTAAAGACCCTCATTCAGATCTTCACGGATGAGGGTGACGTGGTTATTGACCCGGTTGCTGGCAGCGGATCAACCCTCGTTGCTGCGATTGAATGTAACCGTAAAGCGTTTGGCTTTGAGATCAAGAAGGATTTTTTTGCGGCGGCGAATGAATGGATTAAACGGACAGAGGCGCAAGGAATGTTGTTTAAAGACGCCGCCCGTAACGCAAGGCGTAGAGAACAGGGAAGAATAGAGGAAGTCTATGCCAGCGAGCGATAAATTCACCCCGATCAAGCACAAAATGAAGGGTAAAGGGTTTCAGGTTCCTAATAAATGCCCTTATTGCAAGGGCTTTCACACAACGATTGAATTAACACCACTTGCTCCGTGGTTGCGGTTTAATTATCAAGCCTGCCAAAACTGCAAGGTCAATAGGCATAAAACGGAGCAGGGCGACGGGTATATACCCACTGGGCGAAAAAAGGCAAAAGCGGTGAATTTATGAACCAAATAGCAATCATGGAATCAATGCTGGAAGTCCTGGGCAAGCAGGTGGATGATCTCAACCGGGAGTTAAAACTCGTCAATATTGCTCACGCTGTTGAAAAGGACATCATGCAGACCAATTTTGATCAGTGCAAATCCGCTGCGGAATACTGGAAAAAAAAATATGAAGAGATTTGCAAGGCGTGAGGCAATGAAACATGGCCGTGTGGG